CTGATACAGCGTAGTAACGTAATTTTTCATCAGGATAATAACTTCTTAAACGTTTCAAAAATAAATCAAGGTCACGATTACAGATATAAGGAATCCTATTGGGAACGTTATGTTTAATCTTGCCAAGAATAGATAACAAATCCTTAGATTTCATAGGATAAGTGAATCTGAGCTCAGGGTCTTTGAAGGTACGCTCAACAGTAGAGTTTTTTAACTTAACAGAGGCAGAACGAGGAACGCTACGAAAACCAAACAAATAAGTATTAGGGTCACAAGCGTCCAGGTCATTAATATTGGGAACGCAGGGTACATCAGCAATATCGTCCGTACAAGTTTCAATAACCGAAACTTCCAAAGTAGGAAGGAAACAAGGAGCATAAGTGAGAGTAACAAAATATACATAACGAAACTGGGCAGAATAAGTGGTAAGCAAATTTGTCTGAATACCAGAGCGACGAAGAATACAAGAAGGGCAAGAACCGCAAGACACAACAACGGGTTCATGTGTATACTTATTGACAACCGTACGAGGGTTCTGACAACGGGTCACCAACTTATTCTGCAATTCCTTTGTAATCATTTTCTATCAGTAAAATTAAGTTCCATTCGACGAGGTTTACGACCACGTGCAAAAGAAACGTGAACAAAAGTTCGATACTTTATAAGCTGGTCAAATTCAAAACCAGAATTCTTGATTTTCAAAATAAAATCATCCACTGAAAAATCAAGAGACTTCAAATCAACAGCATCACCAGTTAAATGCTGAGAATTGACAGAACCATTACAGGCGTCGTTCTGTTCCTTAGTGCGAAAAGCAGAAGTAACAGAGAAATGGATATTCCAACGAAGAAGCCATTCAATGAATTTCATTAGTCTCGGATTCATGACCTACGAAAATATTTGAGCAATAGACGTAAGGAGACTGACAGCAGCTGCAATAACTGCAGCCCAGATCTTAGATTTAGTTTCATTTTTCATCGGGAAAAGATTTAAAGGTTGAACAACTAGAAACAATGATGACACAGTCCGGAGCTATGTAAGACGTGACAAAATTAGAAATGTCCTCAACAGGCACAAGAACAGTTTCATTCTGAGTAGGATTCATCTTTGACTGAACAGAACACAAATAATACTTTTCCATAAAACTTAAAATTTAAATTATACATTGATTTTAAAAACAACACAAAAATATGAATAAAATTTTGAAGAAACCAAATAAAACAGTGTATTATTAACATAAATAAACAATAAGCTATACGGGTGGCAGGCTAGTCTGTGAGTTTGCGTATATAAGACAAGAGGAGACTGAAAGCTATGAGGTAAATAGCTTTCCCTTCGGGCAAACTTATGTAGGCTTCGCCAAATAATTTTAAGGGGTATAGCAGCGACGGGAGAGATAAGCTCTCCGGGAGATTGATTACGCGTTGCAAACGTCAAGTTTTTAGGAGGGCAGTACTATAGCCTTGCGGCTCTGATTTCAGTCGACGGGTCTCCCGAAATTCAGAAGGTGTATAACCACGCTACGCGCGGTTGCCAAAAGTTACTCCAAGCAATAAAACCCGGCGCGTATCACTACGAACCGGGTAACATAAAACAATTCAAAAAAGTATTACCAAGGTAAAAAATTTCCTACGGTATTACCGATAGAAGTACCATATTGCACAATCTTATCAGTATTATAATATTTATATTTCTTACCTTCATTACGGGAACGATACCAATCCTCAATACTACGAGAACGGGCACGCTCGCGATTGTATTTAGCCGCTTCGAGCTCGAATTCAGCATTAGCGTGATTTGAAGCATTAGAAGCTCGAATCAAAGAATCGGCAGTAGCTTCAGCAACCTTATTGCTGATTTTCTGACCTTTGGCACGGGCATAAGTCAATACCTCATCGGCAAGAACTTTCTTAGCCTGGTTATAATTCAAATGACCATGCGACATCTGATTATAATACTCAGAAGCCTTAACATTCAAATCAGCTTGCTGTTGCTGGTCGAGATATCTATTAAGAACGGTCTTAGCTTCAGCATCAAGTAACTGGGAAGTACCTTGTGCCTGCAAAAGACGTCCGGCAAAAGCCATATTATCAAGTTCCTGCATTTCCTTAGAATAACCAAGCTGAGCGCGAGCCAAACCGGTAGCCTTCAAATACTCACGGGTCTCTTTGGTCATCTTAGACCAATCAACATTGGAAAGAGCCTGCATAGCCTGGGCATCCGCAAGGTTTTTCTGTCCTTGTAACTGTGAAACCTGGGCTTGTTGGACCTGGGACTGAAACACAGAGCCAATAGCTTGCTGGATACCCGAGAAATCTGCCTGGAAAGGCTGCATGATAGCAGAACCGGCAGAAGAGGCAGAAGCTCCGGAACCGACAGACTGGGCAGTACCGGCAGAAGCTCCATTCATCATCAAATAAGGATTCAAACCAGCTTCTTCGAGACGTTGACGCTGCGCGGAGGCAGTGTTATATGCGTTCTCCTTATTCCACATATTTTCCTGAAAATCGCGTTGCTGCATAGCCATACGCTCGTTAAACTGGTTGTTCATCTGATTTATCTTATAGTTCATCTGGTTAGTCTCCCGGACATTTTGTCTATTCTGCGAGTTCTGAACTACAGAAGAACCAATGCCAAAGAGACCACCAGCGATAGAATCAAGAAGACCCATTATTCAGAGGAAACAGCATCAGCGGAAGCAGCAGCCGCCTTTTCTGTTTCTTGTTTAGCATTTTCAACATCAATCAATTCCTGCGCCTGGGACTCAAGATTTTCGGCATAAGCCGACAATTCCTTAGACCAGGCAATAATCTCAGAAGGAGCCTGAACATGTCGGGAACGAACCGTTGACAAAAGGTCATCATCAGACATTCTGTCCATAATCTGTTGAATCTGTGAAGTAGACTGTTTACTTTGTCCGAACTTGGAAGCAACAGCAAAACCGGCACGGGAAGCCAAGTCCTTAGTATGAAGAATCAAACGAATATCAGAAGTGTAACGAACCGGGCAAGTTTCATCCGTATCATCAATTTCTACACGAAGCTGTTCGGTAGAATCAAATTCAGGAGCAACCGCAAAAGCATCCGGAGCAACATTGGGAATAAGTCCAGAACCTTGTTCCAAACTATTCAAATTATTAAATTTTCCAACCATAATTAAAACAAAATTTAGTAAGGCACACCATCACGAGACAAATTACGGGCAACATAGCAACCGATATAAGAATTAACCAAAAGTTGGTCAGTATCCCAGGTAGAGTCCACATTAACACCGAAAATCGGGTCAAGAACAGAAGGATTAACCTTGAAGAACTTATAATTCAAAGCAACTTTAGTTGTCGAATCAGGCTTAGAACCACCAAATTGAGCCCAACCAGAAAGCAAGGATTCAGTAACAGGAGAAACCCAAGATTTAAGAGTAGTAGTGAACGCACCGTTGATGACATCAAGTTTGGTTTTCCAATTGAAATAACGAGGATTATAACCTGCATTAAACAAATTGAAAGCCGTAGCATTCGGAGAATTGAAAATCTGCGTCATAGGAAGAGTTTCCATGCCAATATTATCAAACTCCGGAATCGGGAGGGACTCGGCATCGGTAACAAGCAACTGACCGTCTTGACCAGTAATACTATAGTCAAGTAAAGGAACAGCATGATAGATACACATAACGACACAATGTTCATCAGTCGTATAAGTAAATGAACCATTACCAGTACCGACACCTTTACCAGCAATAACAGCGGTATCACCTTCAGTAGCAAGGTTGTTATTAACAACTTCACTGATATCAAGGTTACGGGAAATACCACCGATATAGGTGCACATATTGGAAAGAGCATGGGGCAAGTTCACACCGAAATGCTTGCGAATTTGTTCACGATAATCACTATCTCCGGATTGGCTAATTTCTTTCCAACGTTGAAGGGCCTCGGCTTGACGAAGGGCAAGAACAGAGAATTGAGATTGTAAAGTAGATAAATCAACACGGAGAGAAGAGCCAACGGGAACAGTATTAGAAGTAGAAGCTTGCGAGGCAAAGAATGGTACCGGAGCAGAACCAGATGTAACAGCAGAAAGAATAGAGATTTTGCTTTTTTTACCATCAGGACCCAAAACAACATCAGAATCTCCAGAACTAGAAAGATCCAAAACAGCAACATCGCCAAACTGAGAGTTAGGAAGAACACCCATCAGCATATCCTTGTTGCAATTACAATACTTAAGGTCAAACATTGTATCGGATTTCCAATAATCAGAAGCGGCAGACGGGAGGGAAGAAGACAAAGCAGGCGCAAGTCCAGTAAAATAGTCTACATTATAAGAAGAAGGATTAGAAGATTCCCATTGAGACCAACGGAAAAAATCCTGATAAATTTTCTGATAAGCCAAAAGAGGGAATAAATTCACATAATTATTCTGAATATACTGTTGAGAATAACTAACAGAATCATCAACATTTTTCAAAACAGTAGACCACCAACGATTGCCAGAAGAAGGAACAGTTCCAATAAAATTTCCATATCCAAGATATGTCAGAAGTTTCCAAGATAAATCTGCACGAGAAAATCCAAACATATTAGAAAGTCCATTAGAATTACCAGGATTATCAGAAGAACCATTAATATAAAAAAGTACAGAATTTAAAGTACTAAGAGAAAAAGAAGGTAAATAAGTACCCAAAGACAAATTCTGAGACAAAGACAAAGCTTGAATCTGATTAATATTCTGCATCTGTGTCAATACAGACGGTGCAGACTTCCAAAGAAGACGCAACGGAACAGCGTAAAAATCAAAATATTCACGCAACCGGGTATAAGCAGAAGTTTCAACGGGCTGGGTACGGGTGAAATACTCAACGTTGAACCTATACTTATCACCAGGCATAGAAATGTCCCAATAAACGGGAAGAAGTTCACCAACTTTCGCAGTAAATGCGTTTTTACGTCCAATATCAAATCCAGAACGGTGAGGGTGGTTCTGAAGATTGGACATTCCAGTGTAAGAAGCCATAAAAAAAAATTTTAAAGATTAAATATCAGAATCTGAATAAGAATAAGAAAAAATACCAACCAAATCATTAGCTCTCTTGTGTTTGACCTTATCTCGACATTTCATCAATGACGCAGCAGCCAAACGACGAACAAGAGGTAATTCATGGTATGGTTTCACCTTATCGCGAACAGACCTATTATAACGAAAAGAGTAATTACGAAGCTCAAAATCTACCAAATCCTTATCATCAGAATCTTCCAAAGTCTGATAGAAATCAACAAGACGGTTATACTCGTAACGATTCCAAAAATTGACTATTTTTTCAGAAATTATTCGCAAGAACCTTTCTCGACAAAAGAGTTCTCCTCCAAAAGTGCCGCTGGACCAGAAGAGTCCTGAACATCCGTCCGTTGAATATGTTCGAATAAACTTCGATATTCCGAGGAAAAAG